ACAGAAAGTAGGTTACAATATGTCAAAAAATACTATGACGCAATCAGTAGATTTAAAATTAATATTCCCACGCCTGTTATGGCTGGTGTTCGTACTCCTCTTAGGCAGTTTGCGAGTTGTGTACTGGTTGACAGCGATGACACTCTTCCTAGTATCTTTAGTTCCGATATGGCTATTGGTCGTTATGTTGCCCAGAGAGCAGGGATCGGAATCAATGCAGGAAGAATTAGGGGAATCAATTCGAAAATTCGTGGAGGTGAGATACAACATACTGGTGTCATTCCTTTCCTTAAAAAATTTGAAGCAACGGTTAGGTGTTGCACACAAAACGGAGTTAGAGGAGGTTCAGCAACAGTCCACTTCCCAATCTGGCACCAAGAAATAGAAGATATATTAGTTTTAAAAAACAATAAAGGTAGTGAAGATAATAGAGTTAGAAAATTAGATTATTCTATACAAATATCTAAATTATTTTATGAAAGATTTATCAAAGATGAAGAAATAACTTTATTTTCACCACATGAAACACCTGGGTTATATGAAGCATTTGGTATGCCAGAGTTTGATGAAATGTATGAGAAGTATGAAAGAAAAACATCTATTACTAAAAAGAAAATAAGAGCACAAACTTTGTTTATGGACTTATTAAAAGAAAGAGCAGAAACAGGTCGTATCTATATTATGAATATAGACCATTGTAATACTCATTCATCTTTTAAAGATAAAGTCTATATGTCTAATCTATGTCAAGAGATTACATTACCTACTAAACCTATAAATCATATTGATGATGATGAAGGTGAAATTGCTTTATGTATTTTATCTGCTATTAATCTAGGTCTTATAAAAGAAAAAGAAGAACTAGAGGATTTATGCGATTTGTCTGTAAGAGCATTAGAAGAAATAATAGACTATCAAGAATATCCAGTAGAAGCTGCAAAGAAATCTACACTTGCAAGAAGAAGTTTAGGTATTGGTTATATAGGTCTTGCTCATTTTCTTGCAAAGAATAAAGTTAAATATGATGACAAACAAGCATGGAAACTAGTTGATGAGATTACAGAGGCATTTCAATACTATCTATTGAAGGCAAGTAATACTTTGGCTAAAGAAAGAGGTGCTTGTGAATATTTTGATAAAACTAAATATAGTGATGGCATTCTGCCAATAGATTCATATAAGAAAGATGTTGACGATTTAGTCAAAAGAAAGTTAAGTTATGATTGGACTACTCTACGAAATGATATCAAGGAAAGTGGATTACGACATAGTACCCTTTCCGCTCAGATGCCGTCTGAAAGTAGTTCGGTTGTTTCGAATGCTACGAACGGTGTTGAACCGCCTCGTGATTTTCTTTCGATTAAAAAAAGTAAAAAAGGAACACTCAAACAAATAGTTCCTGATTACAATAGACTAAAAAATTTCTACACATTGTTATGGGATATGAAAAGTAATGAAGGTTACATTAATACAATTTCTATTATGCAAAAATATTTTGACCAGGCGATAAGTGGGAACTGGAGTTACAATCCAGAAAATTATACTGACGGCGAGGTGCCGACTTCAGTAATGGCAAATGACTTGTTAACCACATACAAGTTAGGTTGGAAAACATCTTATTATCAAAATACATATGACGCAAAAGCAGATGTAGATGAACCATCACATCCAGTTGGTTGGCATGATGATGTGAAAGATGATATAAAAACGAGAGAGGAATTTAAAACAGATGAAGATTATCAAGAATATTGTGAGGCGTGTGCGATATAATGTCTAAAACATTCAATACAAAAAAAGTAGATTGGTTAAAACAACCCATGTTTTTCGGAGAAGAACCTAACACACAAAGATTTGACCAACAGAAATATCCTGTTTTTGAAAAATTAAATCAACAACAGTTAGGTTTCTTTTGGCGACCAGAAGAAGTATCTTTACAAAAAGATAGAAACGATTTTCAACAATTATCAGATGAACAAAAACATATCTTTACATCTAATCTAAAGTATCAAACACTATTAGATAGTGTACAAGGTCGTGGCCCATGTTTAGCATTTTTACCTTTTTGTTCTTTACCTGAATTAGAATCTATGTTAGTTGCATGGGACTTTAGTGAGACAATACATAGTCGTTCATACACCTACATAATGAAAAATATTTATCCTGATCCTACTGCTGTCTTAGATACTATTATTGAAACACCAGAGATTATGGATAGGGCAAAAACTGTAACTGAAGCATATGATAAGTTTATAACTTATGCTCATCAATATCATTTATTTGGTAAAGGTGACCAGTATGAATTAAAGAAACTGTTATATCTAACACTAGTAAATGTGAATATACTAGAAGGTATTAGATTTTATGTTTCATTTGCTTGCTCATTTGCATTTGGTGAATTAAAACTTATGGAAGGTTCTGCTAAGATTATATCATTGATTGCTAGAGACGAAAATCTACACCTTGCAGTATCACAAAACATCATAAATAACTATCGTAAAAAAGAAAATGATAAAGAAATGCTTAAAATTATGAAAGAATGTGAACAGCAAGTTTACGATATGTATGATACAGCTGTTCAACAAGAAAAAGATTGGGCAAAGTATTTGTTTAATCAAGGCTCTATGATTGGTCTAAATGATACACTACTAAATCAGTATGTAGAGTTTATGGCAAATAAAAGAATGGGAGCAATAGGTCTAAATAAAGTTTATGACCAACCAACTAATAATAACCCTTTACCATGGACCCAACATTGGTTGAATAGTAGAGGACTTCAAAACGCACCACAAGAAACTGAGATAGAAAGCTATATCGTTGGTGGTATAAAACAAGATGTCGAAAAGGAGACATTCAAAGGATTTAAACTATGATAAAAAACCCTAATATGAAAACGGTATGTGATAACTGTGGCGCTACATACATAGTAAAACATGATTTGCCAGATGATTACATAGAACAATTTTGTCCATTTTGTGGTGAAGAACACGAAGAAGTTGAAGAAACGGTAACGGACATTGATGAAAACTGGGACTGAGTGGACTCATCAAGGCAAAATAATCGAAGAACTACCTAAAGATTGTGAAGCCTTCGTATATTTAATAACTAATCTTACTGACAATAAGAAGTATGTAGGTAAGAAGTTAGCAAAATTTAAAACTACAAAGAAACCACTCAAAGGTCGAAAGAATAAAAGAAGAGGCACAAAAGAAAGTGATTGGAAAACCTATTGGGGTTCAAACTCTCACTTAGTTGATGATGTGCTTAGACTAGGTGAAAAACAGTTCACTAGAGAGATACTACACTATTGTTCTACTAGGGGTGTCGCAAGTTACTTAGAAGCACAAGAACAATTTGAGAGAAAAGTCTTAGAAACTGATGAATATTATAACGGTATTATCAATGTTCGTATCGGTGGTTCAAGTATTTTAAGAGAATCACTCAAAAATAAACTGGAATAATTCCAATTAATTTATAAACCCCTGATTTTACTACGTTTTTTAGTCCATTTTTATTGGAATAATGCTTGACATACTCAGTCAATTGACATATAATGTATGTATATTATGAAAAAAGTGAGAGGAAACTACATTATGAAAGACTTTAAAAAAGAAAACTTTGACTACTCAGGTGGTTATTTAACTTACGAGGGTAAATTTGTTGCTCGTTTTAAGTATCGTGGTCCAATAACAATGGCAAAATTCAGAAACTTTTTAATTAAAAACTTTAAAGTTGAAGAATACTTTGAGGCGGCTGAAAAAAGTTCACCACTTCAAGCAATATTTGCTAAAAAAATACCAATATTTAAAAGTTCCTGTTATTCTCCAGACATATTATTTCCGGAGAATGTATAATGAAAAAATTTAAATTACATCAAATTCATCTAACAGATGAAGAACGAGACCTTGTTAATGCAAAAGGTCATGACGCTGTTCCTAAACACTTAATTAAATGCAATATGAATTTTAATGATGATATTGTTGCTCTTGCAAAAGAAGCATTTGATAAAGAATATTATTCTCATGTTAGTAATATTAATGCTGAAGACCTTGAAGATGTCTTTTCTGTAGGCAACATGGGACCAGAATCACAAATCGAAAGATTTGCAAATACTGATATGTATTCTGTAAGTGTTGGTGATATTGTTCAAGACAAAGAAACAAACAAAAAATTTGTTGTTGCAAGTATGGGCTTTAAGGAGGTTGCATAATGTTTAAGTTGAAAAAGTTTTTAATTACAATTTGTATATTCATATGGGGAATGTTCTTTTTGAATATTTCTGTTCTGGCTAGTGATATGAACGAAGCAATTGCTGGTCATGTAATTAAACAAGAAGTACAAGGCAATCCAGTTGACTCGTCCGCCTTATTTGAGTCAGAGATGCAAAGGATTGCTCATAATTATTCTTTAGAAATGATATCTGTTTTACAAAAATATTTACCATCTATGTTAGATAGTATTTCAGCAGAGTTAAGAGCAAAGGCAGATAAGAATTACAAGTGTGCTTTACAATCAGACGAATATAAAAATAAGGAATGTAAATAATGTTTCATGTAGTTTATTCTAGACACTATTGGGACCATGACTCAGATGGCGGATATGATACATTCGCAAATACTTGGACTCTATACAGAAATGTATCATATTCTCAAATAGAGTATATGAAAAGTAAAATTTATGAAATGAGAAAAAATGCTGATAGAGTATATGATGATTATGAAAAAAAAGAAAAACACAAATCGGATCCTGAACAATTTGATAGGTCTGAAGTTTATATTGTAGACGACAGAGACTATTTTAAAACATATAAGCAGGTATATCCTGATGTTTACATTGGACCTGCTGGTCTGATACCAGCAAAAGAAGATTATTACTACAGTTATGGTCAAAAAACTGATTTTATGCTAATAAAAGATTTTGATGACGAATATACATGGTACGCTAAAGACTGGACACAAGAACAGATAGAAGACGAGTACAAGAAAAGAGATAAAGAAACTGCTTGACAAGTATACTATTTTAGTATATAATTATATTATTAACAAGGATATATTATGGGTTTATTTTATGTACATATACCTAAGAGTTTAGGTACGAAGAAGAAGAAATTGCCTAAAGCTTTAGGTATAAAGAAGATGAGTAAATCACCTAAAGCAAAAAGATTATTAGAGGCAAGAGCAAAACACAGAAAATTTCTAATTAGTAAAGGTATTAATCCTGATAAAAAGATTAGTCCTAAGAATTTTTCAGTAGTTCCTAATATACAGAATACACCAATTCGAAAATCTGTTGTTGTTGACCGCACTATAAAATCACTTGACACATCTAAATTACAAGGTTCAGGCGGTACTAAACCACTTAGTAACTGGCGACTAGAAGAATCTAAAAACTTTACAGTTGCACCTGCTTATAATAAAGGTGCGTATCAAGTTATCAGTCGCAAAGATGTTAAAGACATAGGCAGATGAGCATACAATCTAAAACTTGGGATGTTGTATATTATGACGAAAGTGGTAAGAAAGAAATTATCAATACTTTTGCTACGATGGACGAAGCAATGGCAGTTTACTTCCAGTGTACAGAAGGTGATAAAGAAGCACAGATAAATATGAGTTATGATATTGAAGAAAATTACGTTGTTTAAAATATTAATCATACTATTACTATTAAGTGGTTGTGGTAATAAACAAATACTACCATCACCCATTAGTGAGTTAAATACAATTAGAAACTTTCTAAAATTTATAAACTTAGTAGGTGATGAAGAAGAAATAGAAGAAGAAAAAGATACCTCATCGGCAATAAATACTTCGGGTCTAGTTGAAGTTGAAAGAATGGTAATTGGGGAAGACGGTGCTGTTCATCTTATGGGACCTAAAGATAAAGAAATATATTTTTATAAACGTGATGTTTGGATTGCAGGAGAGTAAATATGGTATGTGAAAGACGAGACCAAGATTGGATTAATCCACCTGAACCAAAAGAAGATATTGAACCTGATATAGATGCTATTGGTGATGAAATGTGGTTAAGAAAAAAAGAACAAGAAGAAGAAAATGAAAAAAACAAATAAAATTTTATTAATACTATTAACACTATCTACAATTGGTTGCAGTACGAACACAGTTAAATCACATATAGGAACTGGTGCTGGTGCAGTAGCAGGATATGCTACTTGTAGAGGATTACTTAATACAAATATGCCACTAACTGCTGCTTGTACTGTGGTCGGTGCCGTATGGGGTTCAGCATTGTTTTACAAAAATGATATGAATACACACACAGCAATATTTGTAGATACACTAAACACAGCACCAGGCAAAAGGTCTCATACACATTGGGGTAACTCTGCTAATGGTAATTGGGGTTCTGTAACAATCAATAGAACTTATGTAAATCACAGTTTCAGATGTAGAGATTATGAGTCAGTTATTAGTATCGAACATTCTTGGCCTATGAACGGTATATCAAGAGAGAGTGAAACAGGAACTGCATGTCAATTACCAGACGGTCGTTGGAAAATAACGGAGAGTACAAACACATGAAAAATTTAATTGCTAAAGTAATAAAGTGGCACGAAGATAGAAATTTAATTGAGGGCTCTACTGATAAAGACCAGGTCTTAAAGTTGCAACAAGAACTTGGTGAGTTGAGTGATAGTGTTTGTAAACAAAAAGATGTGAGAGATGACTTAGGCGACATGATGGTTATTATGTTAAACATAATGAAAAGAAATGATGTTACAATGGAAGAATGTTTAGAGACAGCATACAATGATATCAAAGATAGAAAAGGTAAAATGGTTGATGGTGTTTTTATTAAAGAAAAAGATGATTTTTTTAATGCTAAAAAATATGATTTTACAAACTGGTCAGATTCATAATGCAAGACCCTAGAACACCAATGATGCAATCAATGTTACTATTGATAGTATTTTTATTATTATTTAAGTCCTGTGCATTTGCAGGTGAGAAGTCAGAATGGTTGAATGATAATCCTTGTATGATAAAAGTTATAATTAAAGAGAAATGTTTAGA